GAGGTCCTAATAAACAAGGATTGGGTGTTCAAACTGGTTTACCTGGTTTAGATAGAATATTAAATAGAGATAATTCAGAACTTGTAAAAAAGTTTAAAAAATAAATTTACTTGGGAGAGTAATTAATGGCGTATATACTTGGCAGAAAAACACTTAAGGATTCTAAAGAATTTGATTCTTATGCATATGGAATCACACTACCAATACAAAATGATGGTAGAGGATTTTTTGCACAAGCATTTACATCAATCGAACAAGCAAAAAGTAATTTAAGAAATTTATTACTTACAGCAAAGGGTGAAAGAATAATGCAGCCAAACTTCGGTTCTGGATTAAGGTCATTACTATTTGAACAAATGGATGATGAACAGTTTGAAGATAAAATACAACAAACGATTATCACTGCTGTAGAGTTTTGGTTACCTTATATTAATATAGAAGAAATTAATGTAGAAATGACCAATGAGTTAAGAGATAAAAACCAAGTAAACTTGGATTTAAAATTTACAGTTGGTAATGAAATTGATTTACAAGAAATAACATTGGTAGTACAGGAATAATATTATGGCATTAAATTCAGCAAATTTTAAAAGTAATCAAGGAAGAGATATAAAGTATCTTAGTAAAGATTTTGCCTCCTTTAGAAAAAACTTAGTAGAGTACTCTAAAACCTATTTCCCTAAAACGTATTCTGATTTTAATGAATCATCACCTGGTATGATGTTTATTGAAATGGCATCTTATCTTGGGGATATATTATCTTACTATACAGATGATTCATTAAAAGAATCATTAATGTTATATGCGGAAGATAAACAAAATGTAATAGCATTAGCTAACTATCTTGGATATAAACCAAAAGTTACTGCACCTGCTATTGTACAACTATCCGTTTACCAACTTGCACCTGCAGTGGGTAGTGGAGAAGATAACAGACCTGATTCTGATTACTACCTTAGAATTAAACAAGGTATGGTTGTGGAATCATCCAAAACAAGTGTAAGATTTAGAACAACAGAACTCGTTGATTTTAATGATGCAACAGATAGAGAGATAACGGTCTATACTGATAATGGTGGAGAACCAACTCAGTATCTTATAAAAAAATATGTTAAAGCAGTATCAGGAGAACTTAAAACTGTAAATGTTGATTTTGGTTCACCAGAACAATTTTCATCAATTAATATTGCAGATAAAAATGTAATTGATATCTATGATGTTAGGGATAGTAATGGTGGTAAGTGGTATGAAGTTCCATATCTTGCTCAAGAAATGGTTTATGTTGATTATCCTGTATCAGAACAAACTGATAAAGATTTAGCACAATTTAAAGATTCTGTATCTAATGTACTTAGAGTATTAAAAACTTCAAAAAGATTTGTTAAAAAGATAAATCAAGATAATAGTACTAGCATTGTATTTGGTGGTGGTAATACAACCAATGATGAACAATTAGTTCCAAACTTAAAAAATGTAGGATTGGGGTTAAACTCTTCTATTGATAAAATGAGTTCAGCGTATGACCCCGCTAACTTTTTGAAAACTACATCATATGGACAGGCCCCATCTAATACAACTATGAGTGTATCTTACTTAGTAGGTGGTGGTGTTGAATCAAATGTTGGTAAGGGTGAATTAACTTCAATTAAAAGAATTGAGTTTGATGATGATACCAAAACTTTTGCACAAAACGAAACAACTCTTTATAACAAAATGAAATCATCAGTAGCGGTTGATAATGAAATACCTGCAACTGGTGGTAGAGGTGAAGAAACGATTGATGAAATCAGAGAAAACGCACTTGCAAACTTTGGTTCACAAAACAGAGCGGTAACTCGTAAAGATTATCAAGTGAGAGCTCTTTCTCTTCCACCAAAGTATGGTGGTATTGCAAAAGCATTTTGCTCACCAGATGGTCAATTAGATAATAACTCACCTGCTTCACTTTTAAAAGATACAGAATCACTTGATGAGTTTGTTGGGTTGATTAATGATATGAAGGGTAAAGACCTATCTGACCAGGAAATGAGAGATGAGGTTCGTAAGCTTTTAAAAACTAAAAAGGGAACAACTAATGAGGTTAATAATCCTTTTGCCATAAATTTATATATTCTTGGATATAATTCAAACAAGAACTTAAGTATTCTTAATAGAGCGGTAAAGGAGAATTTAAAAACTTATATTGGTGAATATAGAATGTTAACAGATGGTATTAATATTATTGATGGGTTTGTTATTAACATTGGTTTAGATTTTGAAATCAGAGTTTATGGTGGATACAATAAAAGAGAAGTTCTCACAAAATGTATAACAGAATTAAAAGAATATTTCGATATAGATAATTGGACGTTTAATATGCCTATTAATATTTCAGAAGTTGAAATCTTAATTGCAGGTGTTGAGGGAGTTCAATCAGTACCAAAATGTGAAGTATTCAACAAGTGTTTAGGAAACTACTCAGAACACTCTTATGATATTAAAGCGGCAACTAAAGGTAAGATGGTATATCCATCAGTAGACCCTTCAGTATTCGAGGTTAAATTTCCTAATAAGGATTTAAAAGGGAGGGTAGTATAATGTATCATTTCGTAACATCATCAAAAGACTCAACAATATTTTTACAACAACCTACTCAAAATACAGGTTTAGATGAAATATTAGAAGTATCTAAAACATATTATGGAAACTTAAAAGATACTGCTCGTTCTCTTATCAAGTTTAACACTACCCCATTATCACAATCTATAGCAAGTGGTGAAGTAACAATGAGTTCTGCTCACCTATTATTAAAAGAGTGTGATGCTATTGAGATTCCATTAGATTATACAATCTATGCATATCCTATTTCTCAATCTTGGGATATGGGAATAGGTACTCGTTTTGATAACATCACAACAGATGGTGTTAGTTGGGAAAATAGAGGAGCTCAATCTGATAGTTGGTTGGGTGATGGTTCTTATTTAGCAGGAACAACTGGTTCATTCAATGGTAAGGGAGGAACATGGTACACAGGTTCAGCAGGTTCACAATCATTCTCATATCAAACTGAAGATATTGAAATGAATGTATTAGAATCACTCAATACATGGATTAGTGGTACACTTCCAAATGAAGGTTTTATAATCAAACATTCTAATTCAAAAGAATCAGATACAGTTGATTATGGTCAATTAAAATTCTTTGGAAAAGAAACTTCTACAATATACCAACCAAAACTTAGAATAGGTTGGGATGATTCATCGTTCTCGACAGGTTCACTAACTGAACTAACCGCAGATGATATCCATGTAACATTTAAAAGATTAAAAGTAAGATACAAAAGAGGAAGTAAACCAACTATACGAGTATTCGGTAGAGAAAGATATCCTTTAAAATCTTATTCAAACACATATGCCTACAATGATGTAAAGTATTTACCATCAACAACTTACTATCAAGTTAAAGATGCTATTACAGAAGAAGTAATTGTACCCTTTAATGATAACTATACAAAAGTAAGTTGTGATTCAAATGGTAATTTCTTTAAAATAGATTTAAGTAATTTTGAAATAAATAGAGATTATTACTTTGAAATCAAAGTAGATAGAAGTGGTGAAATAGATTATTTTACTGAAAAAGATTTAACATTTACGGTAGAAAAGTAACATGGGACTTAAAGATAGGTTTAGAATAGATGAGCTGGTAAAGAAAGGTTCAAACGCTATTCCTCGTGATAAACGAGGTGGTATTCGTGTGCGAAAAAAAGATGGTAAACAAGTTCCACATGGATATTTCTTGGATGGAAGGGGTAGATTTGTACAAAAACCAATGAGACCAATTCCATTTGGAAAAAAACCAATCAAAGGATTTGATGATACTACAAAAAGATTTAAAGCAGATTTTGTTGATAAATTACCTCCAATAAATGATTTTCATCCTGATAGAAGTTCATTTGGTGGGGAAACATCTGGTAGAATAGAAAGACCTATCTATGATGAAAATGAATTGCAGAAGGCAATTGATATTAAGGTTGATGAATTAATAAAACCAAAAAAACAAACAAAAGGTAAGTTTGTACCATTACCAAGATACAATAAACTACTTGCACAATTTACAGGTTCTCAACAACAGATAAAGTCATTACAATCTGATAATTCACAAATACGTTCATCAATAAGTGGTCTTGAAGGAGAGATTCAAACATTAACGGGAACAGTAACTTCTAAAGAAGGTGAGGTAGAACAATTAAATTTATCTCAAGAAGAATTAAATAGTAAGTATAATGAACTATTGGCAGACTTTCAATCCGCATTAATAAAAGGTACTAAGGAAGGTATTGAAAGAGCTTCTTTATCTGCACAAGTAGAAGGTTTACAAGCTCAAGTTACAACCTTACAAGCACAATTGACCGCACAACAAGATATTGTAAAATCTTTACAACAACAAGCAGAAATACAAGCAACGGTTACAGAACAAGTTGTTGAATCAAAAGAAAAAGAAGTTGAAGCGGCTAAACAAACAAGTTTGTTAGGGATAGTTGAAGATAAAGGACAATTCCAAGTTAAGGGTACTGTTGGTTGGGCACTCCATCCATCAAGTAAAAATAGAAAACCAGAATGGGCAGCTCGATGGGATGATAGAAGAAAAGGACCGAAGGGTAGATTATCTGGTCTTAAATATGATTGGTATAATATGGGGCCTGAACCAATTACACTTAAGGTTAATGAAACTGTTATTAAAAATAAAAAGTGGTTAAATGGTGTTCCAACCTCACTTACTATTCCAGCAAGTCCTGATGGTGGTTCAACACCTGGTATGAAATCAGTTACTTTCAGTAGAGGTGGTATTGGTAAGGGAACTTATGAAACAGAAATAATTTGGACAAACCAAACTACAAATGAGAAATTTAAAATGAAAACTCGTTACTGGCAAGCAAGAAGAAGAAGAAAAACCTAATAGATTATGGCGTTAGAAACATTTAAAGAAATAGTTGAAAGAAAGGGATATCTTGTAAACAAAGAAGATAGAAAAATTTTCGAAAAGGAAATTAGAAAATCTAACTTTGGTATGGGGTATTCTGATATGATTGAATTCATACTATATGATTCAAACGATAACCAGCTGCCTCAAGGTGAAGATGCTAAACTTGTACGATATATTCATATTAATGATAAAAATATAAATGAGTACTTTTTAATTACAAGTAGTGAAGAAACTAAAAAATTTAATGATTCATCTGAGTTTATTATTGATTTAGAAAAGTTAATAAAAGAAGCTGGATACTCAAATGGTATATTTAAAACACAAGTTACATTACTAAACAGAAGAGTTGGTTCAGAAGAATCTTCTGAAGATAAATTGTGGATACACGAAATTTCTCCATCAAGAACCGAAATACGAGTTGTTCCTCTTAAGAATACAGTAAGACCCAATAAGGATTTAGTTAAAAGATATAATCTATTTGTTGAAAATGGAAACTTTAGAGATGATACAATTTACTATGTAAGAAACTTTATAGAAGGAATTGATATATTAAGTGTAGTTGATTCTTTTATAAGAAGTAAAGGAAGAATTAAAGATGGTAGAAGATATCAGAGACTAATTCAAAAAGAATTTAAAGTTGGTTCTTTTGATAAGTTATTAAACGATATTAAAGATAGGTATATAGAATCCATGAACTATTTTATTGAAGGTAGTGAATGGAACATCACATCAAATAAATATGGTAAACCAAAAAGTGAATTAGATAAACTTGAACTAACAGTAAAATTTATAAAATCAGTTGCAGAACAAGCTCTTAGAAACTCAATTGAATATCATTTACCAAAGAGAAGAATTCAAAATAGTGTTGAATTAACAAGAGATGAACAAGTTACTTTTGATAAAGTAAAAAGAATTCTTAAAACAATAAAAGCAAATCAGAGGTTTGAATCTACCGTACCTGGTGAAATAGGTGGTGTTGTTAGAGGATGTACTGATAAAGAAGCACTAAATTACAACCCAAGGGCAAAAGAAAATGATGGTAGTTGTAGATATAAAGAAGTTGAAGTTGAAGCAGCAGTTGTATTAGGTTGTACTGATAAGTCTGCTGTAAACTTTAATAAATATGCAAATAAAGATGATGGGAGTTGTAAGTATCAAGAAAAGGTAGAAGATTTTGCAGATTTAGGAGGAGGTGCTACCGTAGAAACAACTGATGTAGAAATAGATACAGAGGTAATTGATAATACTCCACCAATACCAGACCCGGAACCAGAATACAAATTAATTACAAAATTGTATTACATTTGGTCGGATACTGGAGCCATCAAATATAAAGATAGAAATAATGAATCGGTTGAAACACGAGGTGTAGAATTTGATGCACATAAAATAACATATAGAGATACTGTTGCACCAAAGTTCGTAGGAGATGTTAGGGAAGTTCCAAAAATTATAAAATCACCTCCACGAATGGTAGAATACAAGATTGTAAATAACTCAACAAAAACAAGAGTTAAATTTCCTAAACCAAGAGTTATCAGAAATGAAATGGATTTTTTCGATGAGAGAAGAGCTCGAGGTAGAGATTATAGAAAAGGTAGACCTCTTGTAGATGTAGATGGTCCAGAAGAAATTTTTACAGGTCAAGCTTTATCTTTTACTTATAAGAATAAACTTGAACAAACAAAAACAAGTTCACAAATACAACCAGGAGCTTCACTTATACTATGTGCTATTGAGGATTCAATAGTTCCTGTACCTGGATTATCAATAAACGCAGTTGGTGGATGTGGAGGTACTTATCCAAGAACTATATCCGCACCTCCACCACCTCAGAGGTGTAATGACCCTAAGGCGATTAATTATCAATCTATTGGAAGTTGTAAATATAGACCAAAAGACCCTATTGACCCACCACCACCACCTCCACCACCAAAACCAAGGTGTAATGACCCTAAGGCTACAAATTATAGAGCTATTGGTTCTTGTGTATATCCAATACCAGAGCCTATTGTAGATGAACCAATTAAGCCGATAGCAATAACAAGCGGAGGAGGTTCACGAGGAGGAGGCGGAGGTTCTCGAATAGTAGAAGAAATACTAAGTGAACTTAATAATATTCCTAACACTTTTAGAATGGATGGAGATGATAATATTGGTGGCCCTATTTCGAATCCATTTAGAGGTAGAAACTATTTATAAAATGAATATTTATATAGAGTACAAGGATAGGTAAATGAGAAGAAGATTTGACCAAGATGATTTTAATGATTACGAAAATAATTTCGGTAATCCGTTTGGCAATAACCCACAGGGTTTTGAGCCAGAAACCCTATCTGCGGTTACTTCACTACGAGGTGGTGGAGGTGGTGGTGGAGGAAGAGTCTCACCACCAAGAGGAGGTACAGTATCTCCAAGACCTGTACGAAGTAATCCTCCAAGGCCACCAAAAGAACCTTTTGAGGAAATTTCACATTTACCAATAAAGCCTAAACCACCTATTTTTGTAAAACCAGATTTACCACCAATTGTAGATAAACCAAATACAGGTACAATTAAACCAATTGAGGTAGAGCCAGTAAGAGTAAAGGGTGGTTGTAAAGACCCTAAAGCGGTAAACTATGATTCAACCGCAACTTATGATAATGGTAAGTGTGTATATCCAAATATAAAAATAAAACAAACTGTTAAAGATAAAAATGCACCTGTAAAAATTACGGTTGCATCTGATAGAGGGCCTGCAACTGTAATGGTTGATGGTAAAGATGTTGGTACAACAAATGGAACTGGAGATTTTCATACACTTGTTTTAAACTTTACTGAAAAAGAATTATTACAAAGAAAAACAATTACAGTTAAAAAAAGTAACTTTACTTCAAAAGATGAGTGGAGAGTTTCTTCTGTACAACGTAGTATAACAAAAACTATTAAACCAATAGTAGATACTACACCCGTTTTAAGTGGTGGTAGACCAGAATTAACAGATGTAAATTTACCAAGACCTTCGCGTGGAACTACTAATCCAAGAGTTACTCCACCACCACGAGTGGTCAATGGAGATATGGATGATTATCTTGGTAATAACAAACAATTTTTAGGTGGAACTGGATTTGGAGAGTTTAATGGAAATATAGGACCATCGAGAACATCAGGTGGAAATACCATTGGATTTGATGATATAAATTTTGGATTTGGAGGAGCTAGTTCAAATAGACGTAATAATTTTTCCACTATCAATTTTGGTGGATATGGATATGATAATTTTGATAATTTACCTAAGCTTGGATTACCTCCAAGAGATGTTCCTGCAAGAAGTTTTATAAGAAAACCATATGGTAATATTGGTACGAGTCCTATAAAGACATCACCTACATTAAAACCAGCTAAACTAACGTTAGGTACGATTCCATTTAACTATTATGAAATAGTATTAGAAAGAAAAGTGGATGGTAAGTGGGTACAACAACCATCAGACTATTCTAATTTTTCAAAAACAAGTGTTGCTGTAAGACCTAAATCTCATGCATTACGAGTTGGTTTTAGTTTAAGAAAAAATGTTGAGATACTCGAATCACCAAAAATTGAATCAACATATAAGGTAAGAATAATTGGAGATGTTCCAACTGATGATACTATTTTATGGAAAACTAATTATGGACAAGTTGGTTCTGTATTAGATGATGATGATATTGTAATATTTGAAATTGAACAACAAGTTGGAGACCCCGAGCCACGAATAGAATTTTATGCAAATGGTATAACGGATTTTACACACAATGGTAGTTTCCAAATTAAATCTGGAAAAAATAATAAAGAATTTAAAGGTTTAGAAACAAGTTTTAGATTATATCCTGGTAATAATGATATACAAGTACAGGTATTTAAAGAACCTGCATCTGAACCTCCAACTAAACCTGCTCTTAAATTAGATAGAGCATATGCTCAATTAAATATATCAGACCCAAAGGCAATTAGAATAGGATACAAATCAGTAGATGCAGATAAAGTAATCTATACACTTGGAAAAGTTAAAAAAACTATTCCATTAAATGGTACTATTACATTAAGTGGTAAAGATTTTCCAAACGGAGCAGGTACATATACATTATATGTTCAACCTATATCACGAAGAGGTGGTTCTGGTGATATTGAAAAATGTATAATTACTGCAGAAAGTAAAGCATATTTACCTGGTCCTGATATCACACATATTAATTATCCACAAGTAATTAAAGGACCTGATTTTAAAGGTACTGATGTTGATTTCAACATATCATGGCAATCGGTAAATACAAACTATATACACATATATCTTGGTAAACCTGTAAGGGAAAACTACTTGGGTAAATTTGAACCACAAGGTGTTGCTCAATTTAATATGAGAAACATTATTAAAAAGGGTAGAAGGTTTGGAGCTTTAAGAAATTCAAGAGATATAATTAATTTTCAATTACTATTAGTTCCATATAATGAAGAGGGTGATTCAAGAGCAACAGGTAAGTTTGAAACTATTAACATAACATTTGATAAAGGTGATTTAACTCTTAGGAGAGGAAGAGTAGTTGGTGATATTAGAACTTCATTTGTAAAACAATGGAATTCAAAAGGGTTTGATGATTTTACTTCACCATTCTTAACTCACTATTTACACCTTGGTGGTGGTGATAATAAATTGATTGGTACATGGGGAATTGATGAAACAACATTTTCAGATAAGATAACAAATCCTACTACAAATCAAATAGAATATAAAAACATAGAAAAATCTATTGTTTTAAAACTATATGAACCACTACCTCGAAATGTTAGTACAAATGATAAGATATGGATATCTAAAATACAATCCATACCATTAATTGATACAATAACAATTACAGATGATATTGTTAGTCAATGTACACCATTAACGCCAAATTTTAATTTAGATGTTAGTGATGAAATAGGATATCAAATTCTTGATGATTTAATTTCGAGTGGTTCTACATCTTCAACTGATGTAGTAAATCAATTTGTATCTTCGAGTGATTTTTCTTTAGAAAATCTTAATATAGAATTCGTAACTCAATCTTCGGTAGTAAAAGAAGTTGGGACAGGTTTATTATTAGAAAAGGCTGGTATAGAAGATTACAATTGGAAAGAATTTATAAAATACTCATCTGCGGGTGAACGAGTTGAAAACTTTTACTATAAGATTAAATTATTAGAAAATTATGAAGATAAATATAATACAGTAAATAGTCTTACATCTTCTATAGCAACAAGAAACGAAGCTAAAAAACTTCAATTTAAAATTGGAGAAGTAAAAAGAGGATTTGATGCATTTGAAAAATTCTTATATAGTGAATCTTCCTCACTTTCATATCCTGGAGCTGGTTTAAACAGCATATCTTCATCAGAAGATTCTTCAACAATTAGTTGGTTTAATGGTATTTTAAATTCTGCGAGAGATTATGATAAATATAATACATCAAGATTATCTTTCAATTTACCAAAACATATTAGAGATGATGAAAACAATTCTGATTTTATATTATTCTCAGATATGGTTGGACAACACTTTGATGTTATCTACACACACATTAAGGCTGTTTCAAAGAGTAATAGAGTTGAAAACAAACATGAATATGGTATAGATGATACAATGTTGTATCATATGTTGGAATCTCTTGGGTGGAACGCTGATATGGGTGTTCAAGGTCAAGCATTGTGGGAATATGCATTTGGTAAAGATATAGATGGCAATCAAACCACCACAATGAGTGGTAAGGATAGACAACATGAGATTTGGAGAAGATTATTAAATAACTTACCATATCTCTATAAACATAAAGGTACAAAAAGAGCAATCTCTGCGGCTTTAAGTTGTTATGGTGTACCTGCTTCCTTATTAACAATAATGGAATTTGGTGGACCAACTGACCCAGACGGGGATACTCCACAAACATTTACTTATCAAGATAGAACAGCATCTATTCTACTAAGTGGTTCAGCTGCTATTACAGTTCCATGGAAAAAATTTACATCACCATTTAGTGATGATTATCCCAACTCTGTTGAGATTAGAATAAACACAGAACAAAGACAAGACCAAACAATAATGAGTACTGATGGATGGTCTTTACATATAAATAAAGATACTGGTTCACTTGCATCAATAGAACTAAAAGTAAGTGGAAGTGATACCATATATTCTTCATCTACGAATCTTGGAGCATTGTATAATGATGAATATACACAAATAGTAGTACAAAAAACAGTAACTGGTTCTAATGATGTATTTTATCTATATGCACAAGAGCCGTTTCAAGGTAGAATACGAACAAAATTAAGTTCAAGTTTAGAAATTACAGGAGTTAGTTCTTGGAAGAGTGGTAGTGATTTGGTTATTGGTGGTGATAACTTAACTGCATCAATTGATGAATTTAGGTTATGGAGAACTCCACTATCTGATTCAAAAATAGATAACCATACACTTTTACCAGATGCTATAGATGGTAACCATGTATCTGCTTCTACAACTGATTTAATATTAAGACATGATTTTGAATATCCAAAAAATAGACATACAAGTGGAGATGTTAACATAAAAAGTGTATCTATTAATAGAACATATAGTACATCTTCAATTGCATCTAACTTTGAAAATGTTTCATCATATCCATACCAATATAAATCATATGATAGAGATGTAACGGCGGTTGTACCATCAACTGGTAACACTGTTGGTAACAAAGTAAGATTTGAAACTCAAACTTTAATTTCTGATTTAAATTATAAAAGTAGAGCAACTAAAAAATCATTTGACCAATCACCTACCGATTCAAATAGATTAGGATTATTCTTTTCTCCAACAAAGGAGATTAACATGGATATCGTAAAATCATTTGGAAAGTTTAATATTGATGATTATATAGGAGACCCTTCTGATGATTATAAACCTACTTACGCTAAACTAAATCAATTAAGAGGTTATTATTTCGATAGATATTCTTTAAACATCTATGAATATATTCAACTAATTAGATACATAGACCAATCATTATTTAATATTATCATTTCATTAATACCAGGAAGAGCTCAAACAAGTCAAGGTTTGTTAATAGAACCTCATATTCTTGAAAGAAGTAAAACACAATGGAAACCATCTACTGCAGTTAAAAAAGATTATAAATCGGTTATTGATATTACTGATATAGGAGTATCTTCTGATAATAAACAATACTTGACAATAGTATCTGCATCAGATAGTACATCATTAAGTGGTGAATCAAGTGATTTTGTTTCTGTTATTGATACAGATACTTCAAAAGTTTTAGTAGGAACTCATTTAGATTTTTCTGCAACAATTGGTACTGAGGATAATACAACATTAAATGGATTTATAACTGCAAATTCAGGTTCTGATATGGCAGGGATTTCATTTACAATAGATAACACAAATTTAGGAGAATCAATCCAAGGTGAATTTGATTCTGATTCTTTTACTCAAATCGGAACAGATTCAGACTCATTATCAATAGCTGGATTTGGTGTATTTGGTAAAAACGGAAACTCTATCAGAACTAAACTTGATTCTGATAATAATTATATTCAAGAAAGAATAAAGATTTTCTTACTTAAAAAATCATATCAAGTTGATATACCAGAAAACGTATCAGTAGATGCATCACAAGGTAGACAATTTGTATCCACAACCAAATATAAAAAGATTGTAAATATTTTACCATTTACTGGTTCTGATGGAAACGAATCAACAAATCCAACTGTAAGTGGAGATATCGTGGAGGTTACACCTTTAAATGGTTATTTCCCAACACATTACAGAAATACAGGAGACTTATCTGCTGGATTGGAAAATTCGTTTTATAATGGTTCTAAACAAACAAGTGCAACAACTTTAGATGGTGGTTCACCTGTTGTAACGTTTACTACAAATCCGAATACATTAAAAGTTTCTGATAGTGGTAGAGGAAGTGGAGAACCAATTTTAGAGGTAGATTAAACGATTTTATGATTTAGTTATATTTATATATTGAATAACATTAACAAAGGAATTTTTAAATTATGGCTTATTTAAATAACACCGAAATCACAGTAGATGCGATTATCACT